CGCGGCCGCGCCCGCCCCCGTCGCCCCCCCCGCGCCGGCGGTGCCGCCCGCGGCGCCGGGCGCCCCCGGTGCTCCCGGCGCGGTCGACCCCATGGCCGCCGTGACGGCGTGCATCCAGCGGATCGAACAGGGCCTGACCCTCCTCCTCGAGAAGGCCGGCATCGCCCCGAAGGACGACCGCCCGGCGGCCGCCGCGGACGCGAGCGCCCCCGGCGCCGCGGTTCCGGGCCCCCGCGGGATGTCCGCCCCCGTCGCCGCCCCGGCGCCCGCGCCGGCGGCCGCGAGCGCCGCCGCCGCCCAGTCCGCGGAGCTCGTCGCCGCGCGCGCCGAGCTCGCCGCGGAGAGGGCCGCGAACGCCCGCGAGGCGACGATCGGCCAGGCGGTCGCGCGCCTCCGGCCGTTCTTCATCCCCGAGCCGGAGCTCCGGGCCGACCTCGCGCGCGCCTATCAGGCGGGTGGGGCGCCCCAGGTGGCCGCCTACGCCGAGACCATCGAGCGCCGCTTCCCGGCGATCCCGCCGACCGACCTCGAGACGCGGACCCAGGCCGCGGGCGACGGCGGCGCCACCCCGTCCGACAGCAAGGCCGTCATGGCGTACCAGGCCAAGGGCCCCGACGCCGTGCGCGCCGCGCGCGTGTTCTCGCGCACCTACCAGCGCCTCAAGCGCAACCTGAACGGGATCACGGAAGACCAGTTCCTCCGGATCCAGTTCGACACCGCCCGCGAGGGCCTCGACGTCCCGGGGGACGGCGAGTAGGGAGACGACCACCCAGGGCCGCCGGCCGGTGCAGGACCGCGGACGGAGACCCGACCCATGACCGCGCTCGCGAAGAACAAGCTCGACTGGGGCTTCCTGTCCCAGGGCTACCCGACCCGCTGGGGTCACATCCAGGTCGCGGACACCGTCCAGCTCTACGGCGGGTCGTTCCTCGCCGTCGGTTCGCGTGACCACGCGACCGCCGCGAGCCGCGGGCGGGCCTTCCCGTGGACGTCGGCGGCCGGCCAGATCCCCCTCGGGTTCTCGGCCACGAAGGTCCTCGGCGCGACGGACGGGTCGGACACGTCCGACAACTGGCCGGAGGTGACCGTCGAGCCGCTGACGCCGACGATCAGCCGGAAGGTGACGGTGACCGGGGTCGCGTCCCGCGCGAACATCGGCCGATGGGTCTACCTGTCGGACGACAACACCCCGACGCTCACGCGCGACACGGCCGACATCCCCGTCGGCATCGTCGTCGGCTGGTACTCCTCGACGTCGTGCGACGTCCTCTGGTTCGGCTTCGCGGAGCTCGCGATCCTCGCCGCGGCCGGCAGCGCGAAGCAGCAGCGGGTCGCCACCGTCTCGGCCGTCGTCTCGGCGTCGGGCGTCGTGGCCGCCTGGACCGCCCCGCACAAGGGCCGCATCCTCTCGGTCGACGGGACGATCCTCGAGGTGCTGGCGGGCGCCGGCGCGAGCCTGTCCTACGGCATCAAGATCGGCGGCGTCGCGATCGGTGGCGGCGCGGTCGCGGCGGTCCTCGCGGACGTCCTCGGCGACATCAAGGCCGGTTCCGCGGTGACCGACGACGGGACGAACGTCTTCCACGAAGGGGACGCCATCACCGTCTACTGCACGAAGACCACGACCTCGACGGCTGGGCTCGTCGAGATCCGCGTCACGTACCTCCTCGAGCCCGGCCTGTAGGCCGACCCGGCAGGAACCCAAGGGCCACACGGCCCGACCCCACCTTCCTCGGAGAGCGCACCCATGGCCGTCGCCGTCATCACCGGTCCGGAGCTCGTCGCGGGCCTTCGGACCACGTTCCGGTCGACCTACGACCAGTACTACAAGGGCATCCTCGACAAGCTGTCGCCCATCATCGAGGACGTCCCGTCCGACAAGCGCGTGGAAATCTACGCGTACCAGACGGCGGCCGCGGTGGTCCGGCGCTGGCCGCGCAACGAGGACGTCCGCTTCGAGGGCTTCGACTCGGTCGGGTTCTCGATCGAGAACCTCAACTGGGGCGGCGGCGTCGACTGGCACGAAGACGACCGCGCGGACGATTTGCTCAAGAATCTGTACGACCGCGCGCGGCAGACGGGCGAGACGCTCGCCCAGCTCCCGGAGCGGATCGCGTTCCAGTTCCTCGGCGGGTCGGCGGACCCGGACCTCTACCCGAAGGTCCCCAACTGCCCGGACGGCGCGGCCCTCTCCTCGACGACGGACGGCGGTTCGGCGAACCGCTTCGGCGCGACGAACGGGAACCAGCTCACCGCGACCGGCACGGACACCACGTCCATCCGGATCGACTACTTCAAGGTCTACGCCCAGTTCAAGGCCTTCCTGAACACGAAGAACCAGCCGCTCCACGACCTCGGCGTGATCGACGGCGGCATGGCAATCTACTACCCGTCGACGATGGAGCGCGTCTTCCTCGAGGCCTTCGTCCAGAAGCGCACGCTCCAGATCGTCCAGAACGCGGCGGCGACGGACAACGTCGGCGGCGCCGCGGTGACGCAGCTCGTCCAGGACGCCCAGCACTCCGTCGACCTCGTCGGCACGATCCGCCTGTCCGGCACCTCCTGGTGGGCGGCCCTGAAGCGCTCGCCGGTGAAGCCGATCATCCGCCAGAAGCGCCAGGCGCCGTCCGAGGCCTTCGCGACCGTCGAGAACAGCGACGTCGCGCGCCTGTCCGGCAAGGAATACGTGCGCTGGAAGGCGCGCGAGGGCTACGGCACCAACCTCCCCTTCGGCCTCATCAAGGTCGTCTAGGCCCCCACGATCCACCCCGCGGGGGCCGGCGTCCGCCGGTCCCCGCTTCCGTGTCCAGACCCGAACGGGTCGCCCAGGAGAACGCGAAATGGCCGGTGCAGCGTCCATGGAGAAGAAGGGCCAGGAGGCGGCGCCCGCCGTCGAGGCCCCCCCCGCCCCGAAGGCCGTGAAGGCCATCAAGGCCGTCGTCGCGGACCGCCCGCCGCCCAAGGCGTCGGACCGCTACTGGCTGGGGCTCGTCGCCGGCGGCCCCCTGTCCTACTGGTCGGTGCCGGGCGCGACGTTCCACGTGGAGACCGGGCAGTACATCCCGACGGGTGACCCGGAGCACCCGTACCAGATGAACCGGTCGCCGGGCGGGCTCGCGGACCTCCTCCCCGACGTCGTCCGCGGGATCCAGGAGTACGTCGGCGCGCACGTGTGCCGGTGGCGCGGGGCGATCGGCGACCTCCGGTCCGGCTTCGAGCTCGTCCGCACGTCGGACCCCGGGTACGACGGCGGGCGCGCCAGCGACGTGCCCATGGGCCGCTACTGCTACATGGTCCGCCAGGACCATTCCGGCACCTTCGGCGGCGCGCCCCCGGAGCCGATGGCCTAGCGGCCCAGGAGTCCCCGCACCGTGGCCGACCCGAACCTCGCCGACATCCAGCTCACCGAGAAGGAGTGCGTCGACCTCCTCGAGGAGACGCGGAAGTTCGGGTCGGTCAACGCGAAGAACCTCGTCGCCATGGGGCAGACGATCGTCGGGGACCTGAAGGGCGACTTCTCCACCGACGTCTCGGCCGGCGTCGACCGCGCGCGCCTGGCGCTCGCCGCCATCCTGGCCCCCGACGCGGAGGCGCGCCTCCTCTACCCGACGCTCCGCCACCTCGCGAAGCTCTACGGGTGGCCGGAGGTCGACGCGTCGCTCCTCTGCGCGCGCCGGTATCGGTATTACGCCGACAACAGCCTGACGGTCCAGTCCCGCGTGCTCACCTACGGAGCGGTCACCGCCGGCGGCGCGAACAGCGGCACCGGCACGGTCTACTGCCTGAAGGAGGATGAACGGGGCTTCGCGATCGAGGCGTGCGCCGTCGAGACGAAGACGTTCCGGTGCACGGCCGACTACGGCCTGGGCTCCCGCAAGGGGGAAGAGGCCTTCGAGGTCTGGGGGACGCCGCCGTCGAAGGACGGCCTCGAGAACCTCGGGTCGGGCGTCGGGCGCCAGGGCCTCGATCGCGCGATGTCCGCCGCGGACTCGCAGCGGTTCATCGGAAACCCGTCCTTCAGCATCTACACGGGCGGCACGCCGCTGACGGCGCTCGACTCCTGGACGGTGAACAGCGGCACGTTCGCGAACATCGACATCCGCACGGGCGCGGCGAACGTGTACCGCAACCCGGACGGGGACACGTCGTACGCGGCGATCCGGTTCAGCGGGAACGAGAAGCTCTACCAGTACATCGGCGCGGCCCAGAAGCTCGACAAGGACGTTCCGTACCACGTCGCGGTCGCCTGGTGCCGGCGCGCGGGCGCGACGGGAAACCTCACGCTCCGCCTGGGCAACGCGACGGTGACGGTGACGATCGGGTCCGGGACGAACGACGTCTGGAACGTGCTGACGCTCGCGCTCGACAAAAAGCGCTGGCCCTACTACTTCGACAAGCAGAGCCTGGCGCTCGAGATCGAGGTCGACACGCTGGCCGTCGGGACGGTCGACATCGACGACGTCCAGTTTTACCCCATGACGAAGATCGACGGCCTCTGGTGGTCGATCGTCGGCGGCGCGACGCCGTTCCTCCTGAACGACTACTTCACCCAGGCGGTGACCCAGGCGGACGCGACGAAGGGGAAGAAGCAGTACCACATCTATCGCGCGTTCGGGTACTACATGCCGCACACGGCCGGAGCCGCCACCGACGCGGATCCGTAGACCGTGGCCGCCACCGTGGCCCGACTCCGGGTAGGCCTCGACGGCGTCCGCCCGGAGCTCGCGCGCCTGGCCCGTGCGGTCCTCCTCGGTCCGCGATTGCCCCCGTCGGGGTACATTGCGCGGGCCGTCTCCGCCGCCCTCGCGCGGCCTCTCCGGAGGGCTTGACCGTGGCGACCCTGTACGACGACGTTATCGCGCGCGTGCCCGGGCAGACGCTCGCGAACCTCACGCGACAGAAGGCGACGGTCCCGGTCACGTACGACGCCACGGTCCTGCAACGCGCGTGCGATGACGTCGAGTTCTCCGAGTTCGTCACGAACGCGCAACAGACGTACGACGCGACGAACCGCCAGCACGTGACGGTGGCCGTCGCCGGCGTCCTCTACGTGCTCCGGTCCTGGCTGCCGCAGACGCCGGAGGCCTTGGACAAGGATCGCGAGGCCTGGCTCGCGGCGTGCGAGCGCCTCCGGATGGTCACCTCGCGCGACGTCGTCACCCCGACGAGCGTCCAGGGGGGCGGCGTCGACGCGTCCGAGGACCCGACGATCGACACGTTCGACACCCGGCGCTTCCGGGACCTCATCCCCAACCCGCCCACGGTCGGGGAGACCGACGACGGGGACGACTGACGTGGGCGCGCCGCTGTCCCATGCGGCCCCGGGGGCGGAGTTCAACCCCGGCCGGCGCCTCGAGGCCCTCGCGGAGAACCTTCGCGACCCGCGGCGGTTCCTCACGCGCGCCGGGCTGGTGCTCGCGGAGCGCGCGCGCCACGCGTTCGACATCGGCGTCCAGGCCCGCGGGGGCTACGCGTGGCCCGCCCGGGCCGTGCCGAACGTGATCGGCATTCTCGACGACCTGGCCCACGACAAGAACCCGCCGCCGCGGCGCTGGGACCCGCGCCCGGCGGGCGTCGACAAGGGGTTGCTGAAGGGCTCGCTGAACGCGCAGGCGGTACACCTCGTCTCCGGCGACACCGTCGAGGTCGGGACGAACGCGGAGGGCGCCGGCCTCATCCAGCACGGCGGCGAGGTCGACGTCGAGGTCGACGCCACCCTGAAGGGCAAGGTGAAGGGCTACCTCGCGCGCGCCGGCACGTCCGCGAAGCGCGCAAACAGCAAGGCGGGGAACGCCGTCAACCGGGGCGACGAGGCGGCCTTTCCGACGTTGGCGTCGAAGGCCGTCGCGGCGACCGCGCGCGCCGGGGACCTCGAGAACGCCCTCCGCTGGCTGACGGCGCCGAAGGTGACCGGGTTCACGGCGAAGGTGCCCGCCCGCCCCTACCTCGCGATCACCGACGAGGACGTCGAAGACCTGTCGCACCTCTGGGTGAAGGACATCCTCGCGGAGCGCAACCAGCCGATGCCGGACGGGGGAGGGGCGTAATGGCGACCGAGGTCCTCGCGGACGTCCTCTACGCGCCCGGGCGCCTGTGCATCGGCCCGACCGACCTCGCGACGGCGTTCCCCCACGGGGGGACCGCCCTCGGTAGCGTGCGCGAGGTGGAGCTGGGCCGCACGTTCGCCTGGTACGACGTCACGGCGGAGGAGCTGGGGCAGATCGTCGTCGAGCGGTTCCTCACCCATGAGGCCGTCTTCATGCGCGGCATCCTCCGGCAGTACGACCCGGACGCCGTCGGGGCGCTCTTCCCGAACGTGCGGACCGGGACGAAGACCCGCGAGGCGGGGATGCTGCATTGGCTGGACGCCGTCGGCGGCACGTGGTCCGCCGGCACCGCCTACACGGTCGGAATGCGGGTCCTCGTCGCCGGCACCTCGTACGAGTGCGCGCTCGCCCACACGAACCACACGCCGCCGAACGCGACCTATTGGAAGGTCGTCACCCCGGTCCGGCCCGGCGCGAAGATGTCCGACCGGGCCGTGAAGCTCCTCTTCAGCCCCTTGGATGCCGACAACGTCCGCGGGGTGCTCCTCTACCGCGCGCTCCCCGTCCCCCTCCCGGACGCGGCCCTTCAGCGGTTCTCCTGGCGGGAGCGGGCGGAGGTGCCCTTCCTTTTCGTGGCGATCCCCGACGCCACCCTCCGCGTCGCGCGCCACGACTTCCTTCCGGAGCTCCCCTTGTGAAGTTCCTCGTCGCTTCCGGCGTGGTGGTCGTCCCGACGACCGAGGACCTCCGCGCGGCCCTCGACGACGACGGGCGGCCGGTGGCCTGGCTCCGGCTGGTCCGGGAGTGCCTGGACTTCCTCCGAGCCGGCGGGCGCCTGTCGGCCGCGGAGTGGGCGGACCTCACGGCCGTCGAGCGGGACGCGCTCGTCGTCGCGGCGCGCGCGCGGGACGGGGAGGTGGCGGCCGTTGCCGCGCGCGTGGAGGCGGACCCGACGGCGGCCCTCGCCATGGGTGCCGGCGCCGACGACGGGGAGGCCCTCGAGCGGGCGGTCATGCGCGAGGCGACCGCGGAGGCGCTCCGCAAGGTCGCGGCCGGGGAGGTTTCGCCGTGAACGACTGGCAGCAAGCGCGGCAGCTCGCCTGGATCCTCGGCCGCGGGGCGTGGCCGGACGGCACCCTCGACCCCCTCTTCCCGTCCGGGTGCGTCGTCGTGTGCACGCCGGAGACCATGCGCGACGCCGCCCGGGACCTAGACACCCCCTTTGCCCTCATCACGATCGGCCCCCAGACCGCCGACGAGGAGGAGCCCAGCCTCGAGGCGAACAGCCTCGACGTGCACGTCGTCCAGCACGTCGAAGGGGGCGGGGAGCTCGACCAGGCCGCGGTCATCGGCGGGCTCCGGAGCGGCGGCGCCGGGGCGTCGCGCGGGCGCGGTGTCCTCGAAATCTGCGAACGGGTGAAGGTGCTCGTCGGCAGCCTCACCGGAGCGGACGGTCTGCCGGCGGTCGCCAGGTACAGCGGAGCGCTCGCGGCCGCGCGCGGCGAGGGGATGCGCTACGCCGCGGCGCGTCGGCTGACGGTCCAGGTGGCCGGCACGCGCCTCCGGACCTACCCGGCCCCCCGGCGCCTGGTGCTGACGCCCCTCGGCGGCGGGAGCCTGAAAGCCGACTGGACCCTCCCCCCGAACCGGTACGACCGCCGTCGCGTGATCCTCCGCTGGGCGGCCGGATCCACGCCGCCGGCAAGCGCCACGGCCGGGACCGACGTCGCGGTGGCGGTCGACGCCGTCACGGCCACGTGGACGCCGGGAGCGGGCACCGTTTCGGTCGCCGTCTTCGAGGCGTACGACGAAACCGGGTCCGGCACCGACGAACGAACGTCGGATCCGCGGCGAGACGCCTACGATACGGCGACGGTGACGTAATGCCCGGCGGCGGTTCCCCCTCCCTGCGCGACTCCGCGACGATCACGCTGCGCCTGGACACGACCCAGGCGCGCCGGGACCTCGATTCGTTCATGGGCGGCGTGCGGGGCGCGACGATCGGCGTCGGGGGCATGGGCGAGCGCATCGTCGGGGCGCCGCCGGCGGGGGGCGGCGGCGGGGGCGGCGGCGGGATGGGCCTCGGTGCCCTCGGGGGCCGGGTGGCGGGCGCTGCCGGGGCGCTCGCTGCCCCCTTCCTCGGGGGCGCGCTGGGCGTCGCCCACAACGGCCTGAATTGGCTCAACGCCCCGGCCAGCCACGCCTACGGCACCGACTACGACGAAATCGAGAACGCGGCCCAGACGCGAGCCGAACAGCGGACGCTCCAAGCGATTCGCGGCATCAAGACGACCCCCGAACAGGCCGGCCAGGTTTACAACGCGTTTTCGGCCCAGGAAGGCCACATCGCCCGGACGGAGAAGGAGCACCTCGACCAGCTCCATGGGGCGTTCGAGCTCGACCGGTCGAAGATCCTCGCCGGCCAGTCCGAGCGCCACCTCGAGGCCATTTCGCGGGCCGCGGACGGAATCTGGCATTGGCTCCTCGATAACACCCCCGCGCTCCGCCTCCTCGGGGCGGGGAGGTAGCACGTGTCCCAGGCCGTCACGCGCACGCTGAAAATCACCTACGGCGCCATCACGGTCGACGGGTCCGGCGCCTACTACATCAACGGGCCGTGGTCGCTTCAGAAGACGTACGAGGGCGGGCGCGTCGAGGCGACGGTCGCGGTCGCAGAGACGACGGCGGCCCTTCTCCAGACGGCGTGTGCGGCGCTCGAGGCCGCATTCCGCAAGCCTCGCCAAGCGCTCACCGTCGAGGTCGACGGCGTGACCCAGGTCTCGGCGGACCCCGGGTCCGCTAACACGGGCTTCAACGCCGAGCCCTCGATCGGCAAGGCCGGAGACCCCGGCGACGGCAGCCTCCTCCGCATCTACCGGATCGCCGTCGCCTTCGAGCTCCCGGCCGACTTGACGGGCCAGGGCGGTCGGCGGACGGCGTCGGTGCTCGTCGACCAGGACGCGAGCAACCGGCGCCGCATCACCGCGCGCGGCCGCTACACCGTCATTCCCGGCGGGTCCTCGGGCGCGCGCGCCCAGTTCCTCGCCCAGTTCTCGACGTACCGGGCGGCCCTCATCGCCGGCGGCGGGGGCGGCGGGACGTACGACACGATCGACCTCACCGCGACGTCGGACGACGCCGACAAGAATTGCGACTTTTCGTTCCTCCTCCAGGAGGACCTCTACAGCCCGACGGGCGCCGGCCTCACCCACGCGAGCATCCGCGGCGCCTCGATCCACTACGTCGCGGCCGACCCGAATCCCGGCGACTCTCCCCAGGTGACCGTACGGCGCCTCCGGCGCGTCATGGCGTCGATCGACTGTGCGGTCGACGCCACGGTCTCGACGGACCTCGACGGCCTGTGGACCGGCCAGGTGCTCCCCTACCTCATCGCCCAGGCGAAGCTGAAGTTCGGCGCCAGCGGGGCCGCCAAGATCGACGAGCATCGCGACTTCGATCGGACCCAGAACCGCATCGTCGCGACGGTCGTCCTCGATTGCGTCGTCTCCGGCGCCTCGACGATCCGCCTCGACGTCACGATCGAGGTGTGGAACCACTACGGGAAGACGCGCATCCCGGCGTACGCCGACGACCCCCTGGCGAAGTACGTCTTTCAGGGACCCGCGCGGCGCGTGCGGACGACGACGTCCGTCGAGACGAAGCTGGGCCTCTGGAGCGTCACCGCCGACGGCGAGGGTTTCGCCGGCGGCGGGGGCGGCGGGACCGGGCCGTGGGTTCCCGGCGCCGGGGGCGGCGGGTACTCGCGCGAGGAGTCCCGCCGGTCGGCCCTGCAACGGCGGATGGGCGTGGACAGCACGATCGACGTCACCGATTGCTTCACGCTCGTCGTGGAGGAATGGGCGAACGACCCCGGCCGCGGGAGCGGGGGCGGCGGGCCGACGCCGACGACGCCCTCCGAGCCCGGGCCGTTCCAGTCGCCGGGCGGTGCGGGCCCCGGGTCGCGCACGCCGACGACGCCGACGAACGTCCGCGGTCCTGGCGCCGGCGGATCGTAGTCGACCACCATGCCGCCCCTTTCCACCCTCGCCGGCATCGTCCTCCCGGCCGACGCCGCGGTCGCGTGGGAGTTCCGGTACGGCGTCGACCCCTATCAGACGGCCGTGAGTGTGCCGGCGCGCGACGCGCTGACCATCGAGGCCCTCATCGGCCAGGCGACGACGCTGGTCATCGGCACGCGGACGGTCAACGACGTCTGGGTCCTCGCGATCGACCCCGGCCCGATCCCCGACCTCGTCCGCGTCACGCTCGCAGACCGCCGCTGGAAGTGGAATCGCCAGCACGTGCGGCGGGACTACAACAGCCGGGTCCGGAGCGGGGACCGGCGCCTCGTCACGGAGGGCGTGTCGGAGGACGTCCGCGAGATCGCGGACACCGTCGTCTATCGCCAGGCGAGCCTGAAGAACGGGAAAACGCCCTGGGAGGGGCGCGACGTCCTCGCCGACGTCATCGAGCTCGTCGACGGGAAGGCGCCGGCCGCGGCCTGGGGGCGCGCCGGGCCGCCGATCGAGGACCTCCACCTCGACGACCCCGGGGACGCGGCGGTCGCGCGCGCGCTGGACGCGTGCCCCGGCGCCTCCCCCTGGATCGACGACGCCGGGAACGTCCGCTGGGCGGACACCCTCGACCAGGCGGGGGCCGCGGCGGCGCTGGCGGCCGCCGCCCCGCCGGCGGTCGGCTGGGGCCTCGCGGCCCTGTCGAACCGCGCCGGGATCCGCCCGGCGAATGTGAACGTGCTCTTCTCGATCGAGCAGGAGCTCCGCTTCGACTCGGTCGACGAAGGGGGCGCCTACGCGCCCGCGAAGACGACCCGCTACCTCGAGAACGTGGCCCCGATCCCCGACGCGACGCTCACCATGGCCGACGGCCGGGTGCTCGTCCGCGGTACCTACGTCACGTTCGAGGAGCTCTTTCGCGCCTGGAACCTGACGACGGTCGCGCGGCCGGGGAAGCGCGTGCAGCCCATCCCCATTTCGCACGAAATGGTGCAGCGGGGCTGGTGGAACCTCGAATTCCTCTACACGTCCGTCGGCCAGGCGGTGTCGTCCGCGACGGACGACTGGGCGGCGCGGATCCAATGCATCCGCAACCACTACCGGCTCACCTACCGGATCGCCCCCTACTGGGCGAACCGGATCCTCTCCCTGCGCGCGAACCGCGTCGGCATATTCGACCCCGTGACCCAGTCGCGGTCACCGGCGCTCGTCTTCTCCGACTACACGATCGACCCGACGGCCCACGGCGCGTTCAGCGACGCGGGGCTTCAGCATTCGCTGATGGTCGTCGACGGGTACAACAGCTCGCTCGCGCTCGCCAAGCCGGCGCCGGCCACCGTGTCGATCGTCGACCAGGACCTCGGCATCCTCCGCCTCAACTACGGAAGCGACACCTACGGCCTCTTCGCGACGAAGTACCCTTGTGCGATCGAGCACGGTCCTGCGCTCGACTTCCGAAAGGAGCAGACCCAGGCGCTCGCGCTGGGGTCCGTCTACGGGACGGGGGTCGGCGGGGGCGGCGAGGCCGCGCGCCTGTCCGCGAACCACAAGGTCGGCATCGTCCTAACCGGGGTCCCGTTCGGCCCGAACAGCGGCGACCAGCTCTTCCGGGTGAAGGTGGCGGCCGGCGAGGTGGCGGGCATCGTCGCCGGCGCGAGCCCGGCGTCGGGGCCGGACTGGGACCTCCGATGCTCGCTCACGACCGCACGCTTCGCGTGGCGGGATGAGAACGAGTCGGACATCGATAAGGTCTTCGGGCGCGACGCTGACACCCCGACGAAGAAGCCGACGTACCCCGCGTCGAAGCTGGAGGCTGCCGGGCTCCTCGTCGACGGGAAGGCGGTGAAGGCCGTCGCCCGCGCGGCGGCGGCGGCCCTCTACTCGACGCTCACGGATCGGATCACGGGCGCGCACGGGTACAAGCTCGCCGGGTCCGTCGACCCGGTCGGCAACCTCGCGGCCGCGCGCGTCGAGGCTCACCCCGACGGCGCGCTGATGATGTCCCTTCGGTTCGCGGGTCAGGTCCAGCGCCTCGACGTTTTCCAGCTCCTCGACGCCGGCACGCGGCGGGCGCTCTTCGGCCTGGTGCAGCCGGGGTAGGATCGGACCCGACCATGGGCGCGCCCCTCAACACCCAATCCGCCGGCGGGATCGACGCCCTCCGGGATCACGACCGGGCTTCGCCCCTCGAGACGCGTTCGGTCCGCTGGGCGGTGACGCACGGGGGGTACGACCAATACGGCAACCGGCGGACGTCCCAGAAGGGTGACATCAACTGCGCGACGTGGTGGCCCGCGGGCCGCCGGACCGCGCACGGATGGGCGTTCGCCTGGCCGGTCGTCACGGGCGGAAACGACGCATTCGCGGGGTTCACGTACGGGGCGTACGGCGGGCCGCGCGGGGGCAACCTCGGCGGCGTGCTCGCGGCGCCGGCGGGCGCGGGGGGTGGGGCGGCGGGGGGCGGCGGGAGCGGGGGTGGGGCGGGCGCCATCAACGCGGCGACCGGCGTCGGCTCCAATTCCGGGGGCAACATCGGCGGATGGGCGGGCGTCGGCGACGTCGGTTCGTTCATCGGCGTCGGCCCCGGCGGGTCGGAGATCGTCGGACGCGGTTCGTTTTTCGGCGGGGCGGGGACGCTCCCGGGCGCGGATCACGTCGGCATCGGCGCCGGCGGTTCCGAGATCGTTCGCCTGGGCGAAGGCGGCTTCGACTACGAGGCGAAGCGGAAGAAGAAGGCGGCGGGGGCGGGCGGGGACGCGGGCCCCGAGGGCTCCCCCGGGCAGTACGGACAGCCCGGCGGCGCGGTGACGACGCCGCGGGCGGCTGAGAACCGCTCCGGCGACGCCGCGCACCGCGTCGACGTCACGCCGATTCTGACCGCGGGGTACGCCAAGGACACCGAGTTTACGACGCAATCCATGGTGGGCCGCTACGGCTGGCCGAAGATCCCCGAGGGCACCGTCGGCGTGGTCATCGCCGGCACGTACGCCCAGTCCCAGCTCCCCGTCTTCATCCACGGCGACCCGCGCCTCCTCGCCATCAACGAGGGCGAGGACCCGGCCATGGGGTCCTCGGTCTGCGACCCCTACGGATTCTCGGCGCGGATGCAGAGCGCCTGGCGCGTCGTCGCCCCGCTGACGACGAAGATGCCGGCGGGCGCGCTGAACGCGCTCGCGTGGCAGCTCTGCCGCACGAAGCGGGAGCGGAATGCGGGATACGGGCTTTTCGTCGACGAGCCCGACAAGCAGAGTCGGGGGTCGAAGCCGACGACGCACACCGAAGGCTCGTTCTCGAGCGCCGTCTTCGCGCGGGAGCGCCCGGCGGCCGGCGCCGGCGGGTCTGTCCCGACGGGGCTCCGCTCGCCCAGCGACGTGCACGGCAGCGACGGCGGCGACGGCGAGGCGGACATCGTCGTCGCGTGCGCGAGCGCGCGCGTGGGCGGACCCCTCGACGTCGGGCACGGGACCGCGGACAAGCACCACCTGGGGATGAGTGGCACGCGGCACGTCAACGCCGGCCACCTCCGGTATGAAACGCTCTTCTACTGGGACAAGGACTTCGACGCGCCGCTGGAGTTTCAGAAGCGGTACTACCCGAAGGTCAACACGTACCCGACCGCGTCGCGGGTGCACCTCGTCTATGACCCGAACGAGTCGCACCAGTACGGGGACTTCCGCGCGGTCGGGAAATGGCGCTGGTACGCGGAGGTCCCGTACGCCGACACGCCGAAGGAAAAGCCTCCGCCGCGGCGGCCGCCGCCGACGACGGGCCCGCCGCCGACGACGGACGAGCCCCCCCGCTACCCGTACGACCCGCCCGGGCTGCTATCGCCGCCCCCCCCGCCGACGACGACGCCGACGTCGGCGCCGACGTCCAAGCGGCCCAACGGGCGCCCGGGCGGCGGCGGCAGCGATGGTCCCGGCGGCAGCGGGGATGGGCCCGGCGCCATCGGCCCGTGGGCGCCGGGCGCGGCCACCTACCAGACGTTCGTGTCGTGGCCTGGCATGGTCGGCTTCAACGGGCAGCTCTTCCGTCCGGCGCAAATGACGGCGGGCCTACCCGACCTCCGCGGCGTCGCCAGCCTCCCGGCGGACTACGTGGCCTGGGCCGAAGAGACGCGCCCCGTCGTCGTGCGGATGGAACCGTTCGGCGCGGAGACGGCGTCGGGGCAATGGTCGACCCAGAGCGGGGCCCAGCGCTACCCGTTCGGCACGGGCCAGGGCGGCCTTCTCTTCATGCCGCCCCAGGTGGACCTCTTCGACACCGAGCGGACCGCGGGGTTCCTGCCGAGCACGACCGCCCCCTACATCGCCGTCTGGGGGGCCTGGTGGGGCGCCGGGACGCCCTCGCGGACGACGGGACTTCTGAAGAGCGGCTTCCGGTGGGGGATGTCGGGGAGCTCGTTCGTCCTCCAGGCGCTCGACGCCTCGAGCGTCGCGACGACGGGCTTCGGCGTGACGTCCGCCGGCGCGCCGCAGCTCCGCGAGAGCGGCGGGCCGACGTTGCTGACCCTCGGGGCCGTCGCCGACGGGCAGTACCTGAAGCGATCGGGCGCGACGATCATCGGTGGGACGCCGACGCCGACCGGGTGGTTCTCCGCGATCGTCGCGAAGACGGCCAACTACACGGTCCTCGAGGCCGACAGCGGCACGATGTTCGATTGCGATTCGACGGCCGGGGCGTTCGCCATGACGCTACCGACGGCGCCCGCCGATAAGACGTGGGTCGGGATCATGCGCCGCGCCGGGCTACCGGCCGCGAACACCGTCACCATCCAGGCCGGCGGCGCGGACGTGATTCGGGGCCCGCGCTCGACGGCCGCGACGTCGTTCGCGCTCCAGCTCTACGAAGCCGTGATCCTCGTCTACTACGCGACGCCGGGCGTTTGGATGGCGGCGGCGCACTCGTCGACCGCCGACGCAGGCACGTCGATCGCGTCGCTCCGCACGCTTGGCACGGGCGCAAACCAGGCGTGCGCGGGTAGCGATTCGCGCCTGTCGGACACGCGCACACCGACAGACAACACGGTTTCCACGGTGAAGATCGTCGACGACGCCGTGACGTTCGCGAAGCTGGCGGACGACGTCACCGCGGCGATCCTTTTCGGAATCTGACCCCATGCTGATCCTCGACGCCTCTACCAAGCTGCAACTAGTTCTCGGCGGAGCTATCACGACGAATGCGCTGGAATGGACGGCGCACTACATCGACACGGTGGGGCACTCGCCCGCGCTCGCCACGGGGACGAGCAACAACGCGGTCGACGTCGACATGGTCGCGGCGGCGGCGGGGCGCGCCATCAAGGCCGTCGCGGTCTACAACGCTGATACGGTCGCCGCGACTGTCACGATCAAAACGGACAATTCGGGAACCGAGCGCCGCCTCTGCAAGGTCACGCTCGCCACGCTCGAGACCCTGTACTACGAGGACGGAAGCGGGTGGTTCGTCGTCGACTCGGCGGGCGGGCTAAAGTCCGCGGGGTCCACGGGGCGCCTCATTTCCACGTCGATCGTTCAGGCGGGCACGACGAGCGTCACCGCACCGGTCAATGCGACGTCGGGCTTCGCGCGCCTCGTCGGTGGCGGCGGTGGTGGCGGCGGCACGACGTCGTCCGCGTCCAACGCGGCCGTCGGAGGCGGTGGTGGAGCGGGCGGCTACCTCGAAAAGACGTTCCAGGCGACCGGCGGCACCGCGTACACATGCGCCGTCGGTACCGGCGGAAGCGGCGGCAACACCTCGGGCGGCACGGGCGGCACGGGGAACGACACGACGCTGACGGTGGGCGGCGTGACGTACACGGCCAAGGGTGGCAACGGGGGCGTCGGGCAGACGTTCGGGACCGGCCTCGCCGTGGTCCTGGGCGGCGGCGTCACGGCCGTCAGCACCAACGGCGACGTCAACAGCGCGGGCCAGCCGGGAAGCAACGCGATCCGCCTGTCGGGCACCGTCGCGGTGTCGGGCGAGGGGGCGCCGTCCGTGTTCGGCGGCGGCGGTTCGGCCAAGTCGAGCAACAGCGCGGGCGTCGCCGCGATCGGCTTCGGCGCGGGCGGCGGCGGCGGGTGCTCGCTCTCCTCGGCCGTCGCGGGCGGCGCGGGCAAGGCGGGTATCCTCATCATCGACTGGTACACGTAGCCCAGGCGCCGCGACGACCGGCATCGTCCCGGACCTCCGCGTGGTGCGCGACTGACCCCACGGCGCCGGTTTCCCGGAGTTCTCGCGGTTTCCGCCCGTGTCCTGTAGAGTCGTTGACCGGATTCTCACCCAGGAGGTGCAGCCGATGTCCGAGACCGAACCGACCCCGATCCTCGATGGCCCGAAGCCGGCGCCCGAGACCCCGCCCGCCACGTCCCCCGACCCCCGCGCGACCGCGGAGCGCGAGGACCCGCTGGCGCTCGAGGCGAACCTCGACGCCGCGCGCGACGCCGCGCGCAAGGCGCGGGAGCGGGCCTGTGCGGAGGATGTCGGGCGCGTGCTGGAGCGGCACCGCTGCACGATCCGCCCGAAGTTCGACGCCATCCTCGTTCCGATGGGGTCCGACGCCGCCGGGGCCACGATCACGGCCGCCCTGCGGTTCTCCGGCTTCGACGTGTCCGCGCAGTAGGGCGTGCCGCCGGGTCGGTCGTCGGTCACCGGGTCCTTCATGCTGCACCCATGCGGATACCGGAGCTGGCGGCCGACTCGACGGCGCGCGTGGTACGGTGATCGCCCCGGAGGTCCTCCAATGTTCCGTTGCAGCGCCCTGGTGGTTGTCGCGGCCGCACTCGTCGGGTGCTCTGCCCTCGCGGTCGTCCCCGGGGAGGCCCCGGCGCCGGTGTCGATCGAACCGCGCGCGGTGCTCCACGTCCACGGGTCCGGCGACTTCCAGACGTTCGTCGGGGTCGCGCCGTTCTCGGCGGCCGTGCGCTGGGCCGGGAACGGCACGATCGAGGTGCGCGGGACGCCGACGGGCGTCGTGGTCTACGCGAGCGGGGACTCGACGTGGACGGTGACGCCGATCCCGGGCCTCGAGGCCCAGGCCGCGCGCGCCGTCGCCGACGGGTCCATCGTCATCATGCGGAACGGAGTTCGCGCGGGCCTTTCCGCGCCGATGGCCGTTCCGATGTCGCCGGCGCCGCCGGCCGGAGGTGCAGAGTGAAGTACACCGGAACGATCCTCATGGTGCTGGCGCTCGTCGCGCTGGCGCTCCCCCTCGCCGGGTGCGCGGGCGGGTGCAACACGGGTGCGCCGACGCTGACCCTGCGGAACCCGTTCCTCCTCGACCGCGAGGCGGCCACGGTCGCCGGCGAGCGCCTCCGCTACGTCCCCCAGCCCGCCGTGCTCGCGGCGCCGTCGTGGTCCGCCGTCCAGGGTCCGACGTACGTCGCCCCCAACGTGTGCACGCCGCCGGCCTACACGGTGCCCAACCCGTGCGAGCCGACGGTGCCCGAGGGCGTCCCGGCCATTCGACGCTAGGTCCCGTAGCGGCCGGCGGCCCCGGAAGGGTCGCCGGCCGCCGAGGTTCCAATGGTCACGCGTTGCAAGTTCACGTGTGTCGAGGTCACCAAGCTCCAAGCCTGGGGCACCAAGGACCCTGACAAGAGGTTCGTCTACCGGGCGAAGTTCACGCCCGTCCACGCCGGGTCGCCGGAGAACGAGCGCTTCTACAGCCTCACGCCCGGGGGGTCGATCGAGCTCTCGACGTACAAGGACGACCTCTTCGTCCCCGGCGAAGCGTACTACATCGACTTCTCGCCGGCGGTCGATCCGTCTCCCGTCTGACGCTTCCCGCCTTGGGGGGCCCCCACCCCCCGAGGCGCCTTGGGGGAACACCGTGGCGCCCGCCTTCCCGATCGACCTCCGCTTCCGCTCCGGGCTGACGACGACCCAGCGGGAGGCATTCGTCGAGGCCGCCGCGCGCTGGCAGCGGGTGATCGTCGCGCCCCTGCCGAAGGTGAAGGTCGGGGCCGTCGTGACGACCGGCGTGGTGATCGACGCGCAGGGCGTTTCGATCGACGGGCCGTCCGGCATCCTCGGCCAGGCCGGGCCGACGTTCCTCCGGCCGGCGACGATGGGGCGCGCCGCCTTCCTGCCGTGCATTGGAACGATGGCGTTCGACGTCGCCGACCTCGCCGAAATGGAGGCCGACCGGACGATCGTCGACGTCATCACCCACGAAATGGGGCACGTCCTCGGGATCGGGACGGTGTGGCGTCGCAAGGGGCGCCTCGTCGGCGCCGGCACGCCGCGGCCCGCGTTCATCGGCCCGGGCGCCTCCGCCGCCTACGGGCGCCTCGTCAACGGCGGCGCGCCGCGGTCGGTCCCCGTCGAGGACCAGGGCGGCCCGGGGACGCGGGACTCGCATTGGCGCGAGCGCACCTTCGGTCCCGAGCTGATGACCGGGTACGTGTCGCGGCCGGGCGTGCTGAATCCGCTCTCGCGCGTCACCGTCGCATCCCTCGCGGACCTCGGCTACGTCGTGGACGTCACCGCGGCCGAGGCCTACGCGCTCCCCGAGCACCTCGAGAGCGCGATCGCCGGTGCCGTCCCCCAGTTCCGGCGGCATTGTCTGCCGACGATCCCGTTCTCGGCGGAGTAGCCATGGCCGGCGAATCCACCCAGCAAACCGTCACGACCGCCGCGGGCGCGGGGTCGATCCTCGTCGACGCCGCCGCCGCCGCCGGGAAGGCCGCCGGCCAGTCGCCCCGCCTCGCGATCGTCGTCTTCGGCACGGTCGCCGCGATCCTCGGGGCGACCGCCATCGTCACGTGGGGGCCGCCGAGCGGGGGCGCCTCGCCCGCCGTCCACGCCCTCGAGGAGGGCCAGCGGCGGATCGAGGATTCGGTCCGCGCGCTCTCGGAGCGTACGCACCTCATCGAGCGGTCGCTCTACCGGATCGAGGGGCAGCTGGGCGCGCCCGCCGGGTCGCCGGCCATGGGAGACCGATGAACGCAATTCGCCGTCACGTGCGCCACCTCCCGCGCTGGTACATCGTCCAGATGACCGCGGTCGTGGTGGCGGGGGCGCTCGCCCTCGTTCTGCGGGCGTGCACCGTCCTGGTCACGATGCCGGAGATCGACGTCGCCGCGGTGATTCGGCGCCACCTCGCCGCGATCGCCGGAAGGGAGCAACCGTGAAGCCGTCTCCCGGACCCTATCGGCTCTCGACGCCCAACCCGAGCGGCGGGGCCCTCGTCGTCGACCTCGACATCACGGCGGCCGGGGCCGTGGGGCCGCACGGGGAACCCTACCTGTGGCAGACGATCGAGGGCGAGGACGTTCTCGTCTCGCAGACGCGCGTCCTCACGCTCGAGTTCCTCGTCGGCGGCCAGGGGCTCGCCGTGCACCAGACGCCGCCGACCCCGACCCCCTTCGCCTGGGGTCCCCGCCCGTGAAGGCCGACGTCGCCCTCCGCGCGCGCATCGCCGGCGTGAAGGCCGTCGCGTCCTACCTCGCGCGCCTCCTCTCGACGGGCCTCGCCCCCGGCCTCGACGTCGCGCGGTGCCTGAACCCGTTCGACGCCCCCTATCGGGCGTCGTGGTTCCAGGGTTTCGACGAGGCCGTGGAACGGTTCAAGGCGGAGCCCCCCGCGGGCAGCACGCTCGCCCAGCGCCTCGCTCACGAAGCCTGGGCGGGGCGGCGCGCCATCACCGTCGATCGCCGTCGGACGGCGGCGGTCGCCGGCTGACGAGCGCCTGGCCGAGGGCGTCCTCGAGGGCCGCGGTCGCCGTCGCGAGGAGCTCCGCGCGGAGGGCCTCGTAGGCGACGCGGTGGGCGGCGGTCACGCCGCAGAGGTCGCGGGCGAGCCGAAACCCGTCCAGGGCGAGAAGGGCATCCTGGGGGGGCGTAGGGGCTTGCACCATGGCCCCGGGTATAACCGGGAGGGGGGACACGGAATACCGTTGCAATCCTGTCCCCGCATGGGATGATCCGGGCCGGCTAAGGTCGCGCCCCGCGGCGGGAGGATTCCCTCTCGCGCCGGCGCAGGAGGACCCCCATGGCATCGAAGCGAACGAACGAAGACGCGGCGCCGGCGCCGACCCAGGTGTCGATCGTGGCGAAGGACCGCCGCGCCGCGCTGACCGTCCTGGTGCGCGAGTTCAAGCTCGCCGACGGGAAGGTGATCGGCCTGAAGAGCGGCGTCGGGCGCGTGCGCCTGTCGCACCGGGCGGGCCAGATCGCCGTCTGGGGCAAGGACGGCGACGAGACGGTGACGATCACGGCCGACGGGTACAGCGAGTGCAACCGCGTCGCGTGCGTCTCCGTGATGACCCCGGCCGACGTCGTGGTGCGGGGGGCCGTGGTGCCCAACCCGGCCCACGACTTCGACGACCGCGGTTCCTACCTCGGGTCGACGATCCGGAAGGTGGCGGTCGCGCCCGGGCCGCTGGGGTCGTGGTCGTTCGTCGACCGGACGCTCTACTTCAGCGTCCGCGCCTACTTCATCGAAGCCCTCTCCGCCATCGCGAAGCGGAACCCGCTCGCGGTCGTCCTCGGCGTGCGGGACATCAATCCGGCCGACGTCCTGGCCGACGTCGCGGCCGACGCGAACGCGGAGATCGACCGCAAGGTCGCGGAGGACGCCCAGAAATGGGGCTGGTTGAAGAAGACCCGGACGTCGCCGGAGGACGTGGCGCGCGCGATCGCGAAGGCGAAGCGCGGGACGTGGCGCTTCATCGAGTGGGGCCCCGAGGGCCTCGGCTACTGGATCGACTACGGGTCCGCGGCCGTCGCCCAGGTGGCCCACGACTACGCGCGGAGCCAGAAGTTCGACGCCCGCAAGGCCGAGAGCATCGCGGAGCGCAACGCCCTGCGACGCCACCCCCTCATGCCGGCCATGAAGTGCTCCCCGACGTCGCTCCGGCCGCTCCTCGACGCCGGCACCGGGCAGATGATCGACCGGTACGTCGAGGTCCCGGTCTACTTCTACGCGATGGAGGGCGAGCGCGAGGCGCTCGAGAAGGCCTTCCGCGACTACGACGCCGGCATCCGGACGGGCGCCTTCCACGTCGACGCGGACGGGGCGCCGGAGGTCGCGACGGACGAGGACCCCGAGTTCCACGGGAACGACGACGAGGCCCCGCCGACGAAGGTCGCAGAGGACCCCGAGGTCGCGGAGCCGAGGGACCAGGAACCGACCCGCGCGCCCGACGCGGACGCGGCCCTTCGGTCGCGGATGCGCCAGGCCGAGGAGATCGCCGGGCCCGAGCTCGTCCGCGAGGTCCTGAAGACCTTCCCGAACCTCGTCGATCCGAAGGCGCGCGAGCGGGCGGACGCGCTCGTCCTCGCGTCGTACACGACGGCCCTGAACGCCGCCATCAACCGGCGCGACCAGACGCCGCCCACGCGTCGCCAGGCGCGCTAGACTGTCCCCACGGCTAAGGTGCCCGCGCTCGCGGGCCGGAGGTGCAGCATGGAAAGACTGACACGTGTCGCCGCGCGCGGCTTTCAGGGCGCGGACTTCGACGAGGCGCTCCCGCCCCGTCTCCTTCTGACCGGGCCGAACGGGTCCGGGAAGACCACCCGACTTCGCGCGATCACCCGCGCGCTCCTCGGGACCGGGAAGGACGGCCTCGCCCCGTGGGCGACGACCGACCTCCCCTCCGTCGTCGTCGAGGCGACGACCGGGCTTCGCGTCCAGCGGGCGTCGAAGATCACGCGCGACGAGGCCGGCGGGATGTCCGTCGCGAACCGGTCGGCCGTCGAGCCCTCGCAGGGGGAGAAGACGGCGGAAGCCGTCGCGGCACGGATCGAGCGCGAGCTTGCGCCGAACGTCCTCGCGCTGACCCTCGACGCGTTCTGGAAGCTCTCCGGCGCCGAGCGCCGGCGGGCCCTCCTGGACGCGATCGGGGCCGGGGCCGCGCTGGATCCCCAGGAGATCCGCCGTCGCCTCGATGCCGAGTTCGCCCGGCCCGACGAGGTGCCGGTTGTCCGCCGGGCATGGGACCGCGTGTCGGCCGCCGTCCGCCCCGTGGGCGACGGCATGGCCTACCTCGCGGCCCTGGAGGGGGCGGCGAAGGCCCAGGCGTCGGCGTACCGGGCGAACCGGGCCGGCGTCGACGCTCTGGCCGGGGTGCCAACCGCCGCCGCGCAGACCGTGGACGTCGACACCCTCCGGCGGTCCCTGGCGGCCGCTGACCAGGCGGTGTCGGACCTCGAGGGGGCGCTCGCGGCCGGGGCCCGGGGGGCGGCGGACCGCGCGGCCCGGCAGCGGGACGTCGAGCGCCTCCGCGCGGCCCTTCCCGACGACGTGCGCGGCCTTCCCCAGGCCGCCAGGGCCGAAGCCGTGAACGCGGCGGTCGTCCGGTCCGCGCTGGCGATCCCGGGGCTCGTCGAGACCGCGGAGTCCGCGGCGGCGGCCTCAACGGCGGCAGCGGCGGCGGGCGCCAAGGCGCGGGAGGCGGTCGCCCGAGCCGACGGCCGTCTTCGGGCCCTCCGCGCGCTCCTGGCCGCCCCTGCGGCTTCCGAGGACGCGGACGGAGACGACCCCCGGTGTCCGGTGTGCGCGCGCCCCGGGTACGACCCCGCATGGACCGACGCGGCCGTCAGGCGCGCCACGGACGCGCTGGACCAATCGCGCCGGGCGGCGGAGCGGGCCGCCGAGCGCGCAACGGCGGCCGCGGGCGCGGCGACGAAGGCCGAGTTCGCCATCGCGGACGCCCGGAAGGCCCACGACGCGGCGAAGGCCGCCCTCGAGGTCCTCGCGCGCCTCGACGAGGCGGAGCGCCTCCTCGCCGGCGGCGCGGCGGCGGCGGCCCCCGTCCCCGACGCTGCCGCCGTCCAGGCGGCGCGGGAGCACCGGGACGCCCTCCGGGCCCAGATCGACGCCGCGGCGAAGGCCGAAGGCGAGCGCAAGGTCCGGCTCGAGGCCGCGCGGGCGGCGGGCGAGGCGGAGGAGCTCGCGCGCGCGGCGGTCCGGATCCAGGCCGCCGTCGGGCCCAAGGGCCTACAGGGGTCACTCCTGGCCGACCCGGCGGACCGCCTCACGGCGGCCATGACCGAGGCGTGGCGGCGCGCGGGGCGCGCGGGGGCGCTCGCGTTCCGCCTGGCCGACCCGCGGGGGGCCGCGGACGCGCGCGTGGTGCACGTGCAGCCGTCGGGCGGCCGGGAGGTCGACCTCGCCTCCCTGTCGGGCGGGGAGCGGGCGGTCGCGCTCGCGTGCCTGGTCTGCGGGCTCGCGGCCCTCAGGCCGGAACGGATGTCGGTCGCCCTCATCGAGGCCGGCGAGGTGGACCGGTCCAGCCTCCTCGCGCTCTGTGGGGCGCTGGGGCTCTCCTCCCTCGCGACGGTCGTCGTCGCGACGCACGTCGACCCCGGCGTCGACGACGTCCCGGGCGCGACGGCGGGGTTCGTGGTCCGGCGTCTGTAGGCTCCGCCCATGGACCTGAACGAACGCCAGCGGGCGGCCGTCGAGACCCTCGACGGCCGCCTCGTCGTCACCGCGGGCCCCGGCAGCGGGAAGACCCGGGTCGTCGTCGAGCGGATCCTCCACCTCTTCCGCAACGGCGCCCACCCGAACGACGTCGTCGCGTGCACGTTCACGACGCGCGCCGCCGACGAGCTCTCCGAGCGCCTCGAGCGCGCATCGGGCAAGCGGCCCCGCTACGTCGGGACGATCCACGGCTTCGCGCGCTACCTCCTCCGGCGGTTCCCCGACGCCCATCCCCTCGGGGCCGACTTCAGCATCCTCGACACCGCGGACGTGGCCGACCTCTACGCGACCGCGCGCGCCGAGCACCGGATCCGCCTCCCCCTTGGGAAGCTCCGCGCGAAGATCGACGAGGCCCGCGCGACGGGCGACCCGTTCGCGTTGCCGGCGGAGGACAGTCCCGTCGGCATCGAGGCGCGCGCGCTCCTCCTGGCCTACCGCAAGGCGAAGGACCGCCTCCGGGCGGAGGACTTCGACGGCCTCATCCAGCGGGCCCGCGTCCTCCTGGCCGAGCACGCCGACGTCGCGGCGACGGTCGCCGGCGAGGTGTGCCACCTCACGGTCGACGAGGCCCAGGACCTCGACCCGGCCCAGGACGCGTTCCTCGAGCTCGCATCGCGGCCCGACCTCGCGTTCCCCGGCGTCGGCGGGCGCTCGACGTGCTACGTGGGCGACGTCCTGCAATCCATCTACGGGTGGCGCGCCGGCGATCCGACGCTCTTCCTCGCGCGCCTGGCGGCGGCGACGACCGTGGTGCACCTCGACGCCAACTACCGATCGGTGCCCGACATCGTCGCGCTCTCCAACCGCATCGCGGAGGCCGACCCGCTCCGGCCCGACGGGTACACGTTGCGGGCGGTGCGGCCGTGACATCCGTTCGTCTCATCCCTGGCGACGTGCTCGCAGGCCTCGCCACGCTGCCCGACGCGAGCGTCCATTGCTGCGTCACGTCGCCGCCCTACTGGGGGCTGCGTGACTACGGCGTGGACGGGCAGATCGGCCTTGAGCCGACGCCGGGCGAGTACGTCGAGAAGATGGTCGCCGTGTTCCGCGAGGTCCGGCGCGTGCTGCGCGACGACGGGACGCTGTGGCTGAATCTCGGGGATTCATACAGCGGGTCTGCGTCGAGTGGGTCCGCGTCGTCGTCAACGTTGGTCGGGACTCCGAACGCCTCGCGCTCCGGTTGCGGTCCTTCTGTGAAGTCCTCCTTTGACGGACTAGCGCCAAAGAACCTCGTCGGCATCCCGTGGCGCGTCGCGTTCGCGCTCCAAGCGGACGGGTGGTACCTGCGATCCGACATCATCTGGGCGAAGCCGAACCCGATGCCCGAGAGCGTGACGGATCGGCCCACCAAGGCGCAC